GAAGACTCGGGCCCTCAAGGCTGAATACACGACAGAACTCGCTCAGGATCTCAAGGCTGTTCATGGTCTTGATGCTGAGACAGAACTTGCTAATATTCTTTCTAGCGAAATTCTTGCTGAAATTAACCGTGAGATGATTCGTAGCATTTATACTAGTGCAAAAAATGGTGCCCAGCATACTGATTTGTCAACTGCTGGTACTTATGACCTCAACACTGACTCTGATGGTCGTTGGTCCGCAGAACGCTTCCGTGGACTCATGTTCCAGTTAGAGCGTGAAGCAAATGTGATTGCCAAGCAAACTCGTCGTGGTAAGGGCAACTTCGTTGTCTGCTCCTCTGATGTTGCTTCTGCACTCGCAATGGGTGGTTGGTTACAACTCTCCCCAGCACTTAACAATAGTCTTGATGTTGATGATACTGGTAACACCTTTGTCGGTACACTCAACGGTAAGATGAAAGTTTATATTGATCCTTATACCGCAACTACGAACGATGCTCGCAGCACTGATGTAAACTTCGCATGTGTCGGTTATAGGGGTAGTAGTCCATATGATGCTGGACTCTTCTATTGCCCATACGTTCCACTCCAGATGGTGCGTGCGGTTGGTGAGAACACCTTCCAGCCCAAGATCGGGTTTAAGACTCGTTATGGAATGGTTGCAAACCCATTCGCCCATGATGATGGTACTACCGTAAGCGTTGGTTCTGGTAAGAATGTCTACTATAGACTGTTGACCATTACTAACCTCCACGGTAACACTGCCTGATTAATCGGGTAAATTCGTAAAGAATAAAGGGAGTCCTTCGGGACTCCCTTTTTTTGTATAAATAGTAACATAGGAGATTCTATAATGTCACATGGTTATACAGGTGCAGGACATGGTTATACCGGACCCGGTATACCTGATGTTACACAAGTAACAAATTCAAGACAGCCAGACACAAATAATTACCTTGCATCTAACCTTTTTCAATTAGAAATAACAAGACTCCCAACGGTCACTTATCATTGTCAGTCTGCCAATATTCCCACGATAAGTATAACGCCGGTTGAACAACCAAGCACTTTTGGAACTTATCCAAAACATGTTGGTGGTCGTTATAATTTTGAAGATATGTCGGTATCATTTTTAGTAGATGAAGATATGAAGAATTGGTTAGAGGTTTTTAGATGGATTGAATCTTTGGGTGCAATGGAAAGTTGGGACACTGTGATAAAACATAGAGATTTCTTTTCTGATATAGTAATTACTGTTATGAACAGTGCATATAAAAGAAAATATGAAGTTAGGTTCACTAACGCATTTCCTATTGCATTAAGTGGTATTGATTTTAATTCGTCTTCTACGGATAATGAACCAATCGTTGCCAATGCAACATTTACATATGATTCTTATAATATTACCGCACTATAGAAACACTTGACATTTTTTCTTTGTGTGGTATAATTACAACATGATATTGGATGATATTAGAAATATGGCAAATATAGATTTGGTGATGGACGAGACTGAACTTGATGTTGAATCCATGAAAACTCCCCAATTACATAATAAATATTTAATTCTTCTGTCAGATGAAAGATTAATTCTTGGAAAAATAGAGTCTGATGTTAATATATTAAAAAGAGATAAGTGGTTATATTATACAGGTAAAATGAGTAAAGAAGAATTAGACAAAAGAGGATGGGAACCATTTGACCTTACTGTCCTAAAAACAGACATTGATAGGTTCATGCTCTCAGATGATGATGTTATCCATATAACAAATAAGATATTACTACAAAAAGAAAAAGTAAATTATCTTGAGAGTGTAATTAAAATCATCAATAATAGACAGTGGTCCATTAGATCAACAATTGATTGGTTGAAATTTACTAGCGGTAATTAAAAACATATGAGCGATATAGAGATACATCAAATAAATTCTTCTGATATAAAAGTTCAATGTGATAGAGGTACAGCAAAAGAACTAAGTGAATATTTCACCTTTTCTGTACCAAACCATCAATATACTCCTGCATATAAAAATAAACTATGGGATGGTCAGATACGTCTCTACAATTTACATACTCAAAAAATATATGCAGGGTTAATTGATTATGTTTTAAAATTTGCGGTAGATAGAAAATATTCAATTACGAACAATTACAAATATCCATCATTCTCTATGTCTGAAAAGGATGTCCGCAAATATATTGAGGATACCATTAAACCAACATCTAGTGGTGTGACCATAAAACCACATGAACATCAAATTTCTGCTATCACCCACGCATTAAACAAAGAACGTTGTTTGTTGTTGTCTCCAACAGGAAGCGGTAAATCGCTGATGATATACACGCTAATTCGTTATTATGAATCTATCATACCAGAAGATAAGAAAATTTTAATAATAGTACCAACTACCGGGTTAGTTTCTCAAATGTATAACGATTTTTTAGATTATTCTTTCAAAAACAAATGGGACACAGAAAAGAACTGTCATGTTATTTTTGCAGGACAAGATAAAGACACACCTAAAAGAGTTGTCATATCAACATGGCAAAGTTTATATAAAATGCCTGAAAAATATTTCAATCAATTTAATGTAATATTTGGTGACGAAGTGCATCTATTTAAAGCAAAATCACTAGTGAGTATAATGAGTAAACTAAAAGACTGCCCCTATCGGATAGGAACTACAGGAACGTTAGATGATTCCCAAACACACAAATTAGTAATTGAAGGTCTTTTTGGTAGAATATTTAATGTCACAACAACAAAAAATTTAATGGAAAAGAATTTATTATCCAATCTTAATATTGAATGTTTGAACTTACAATATAATATCAACGATATTCAAGAAGTAAAACGTGTCCCGTATCATGACGAAATTAAATGGATAGTTGGAAATAAAAAACGAAACAACTTCATTGTAAATCTTTGTTGTAAGATTGAAGGAAATATTTTACTTCTATTTAATTATGTTGATTCACACGGTATACCGCTATACGAAAACATAAAAAAAACGTGTGTAGATAAAAAAGTATTTCTAATACATGGTGGTACGGAGATAGAACAAAGGGAAAACATTCGTCGTATAGTAAACGAAGAAGAAAACGCTATTTTAGTTGCGTCTTATGGTACATGTTCAACCGGCATCAACATTAAAAACATTCATAATGTTATTTTCTCGTCCCCCTCTAAATCTGTAGTTCGTGTTCTACAATCACTAGGTCGCGGTTTAAGAAATTCAAAAACAAAAGATTCAGTAAAACTATATGACATCAGCGACAATCTACAACACAAAAAATATATAAATCATACTATGAGACATTTTGCCGATAGAATAAAGATATATACTAAAGAGAAATTCTCTTTTAAAATTATCAAAATTCGAATTTAATTGGATGGGAGAAAGAATAAAAATGAAAACATCATATAGAGTATTAAAACTACGAAGCGGCGAAGATATAATAGCAAAGATTAATGGTCAAACAAAAGACAAAATAATTATTGAAAGACCAATGATTTTTATAAAACAGTATGTACGAGATTTAAATGGAAAGGTACGAGAATTGACTGTTCTGAAGAACTGGATGTCTCATAGTACAGAAATAACAACAAAAATTCCAAAAGATTATATTGCGACATTTCTTGTTCCAGATAGTAATGTTGTTAATTTATATGATAAAGAAAAGGAAAGAGAAGACCTCAACGACAACCCTAAAAAAATAGTTGATCTCTCTGACCCATTTCCTTCCCCATCATCAATGTTTCCTTTTAACGAAAATGTGGATACAGATGAAGAACCACTAACTGATAATCCGATTGCAAATGAATTACTAGATGATATGATTGATATCTATATGAATATGAAAAATAATAACAATGAAGAAAATAATTTAGAAGATGGGTATTATCCATACGCCTCGAATTCACCGGAAGATCAAGATCGGGAAAATGATCAAGATTCATCTTCTGAAAATATGCGCATGAAAAACTATATCACAATGACCATGTTTCTTCCGCCAGAATCACTAATATCGTTGGTTGATGCAGGTCTTCTTGAGATGAAAGATATTCAAAATCTTATTGATACTTTATCAGACAATTCTTTAAATGATAACAATATGAACAATAAAATAAACAAGGAAAATTGGGGAGATGACTGGAATGACTGGTCACCAGATCCTCAAGACTACCTTTAAGGCTATTAATGTATATCATATAATTATGCTCTCGCTAACACAGAAAGTATAAATGAGAAAATGAATTTTGTCAACAAAAAAAACATACAAATATGTTTGTATTTTCTA